TGTTTTACCCCAATCAAAAAGGGACAGTTAAAAGAATTGACGATAACGAACCTGATATAAATTTTCCTATAGAAGTAGAATTTAAAGGAGTAATTGAAAGTTACACCTTAAAAGGAAGCCGTTCCTGTGTAGAAGGACTAACCCTATCCACAGCTCCCTATACTCTGCAAGGCTTTGAACAAAAAGCACCTGTACCAACTTATGGGGAAGCACTTGTTAAGGCAAAAACAAACTTTAATGGTTATCCGTCGTATGAGTTGGCTATGGCTGCGGAGGAACTACAAAAGTTACTTTTTCTTAGAGACTACTACAACGAAGGTTGGCAACCTGATTGGAATGATAACAGAATAACGAAGTGGACAATAGAAGTTTCTAACAATAACTTAGATGTAACAAATGAAATTTCATTTAGTAGACCATTGTATTTTAAAACAGAGTTGTTAGCTGAGAAATTTTTAGAAGAACAAAGAGAATTATTAGAAATAGCAAAACCTTT